GAAAGCCAACAAGCTATCAGGGAGCCATTGAACATTGGTTTGAGGGTATTGCGGTGCCCTTCATTGGCTACTATGACTTCGAGTGGTCTAACCACAAAATACTAATAGATCTAAAGACGACACATGCACTCCCTTCTAAGATATCTACAAACCACGCGAGACAAGTGGCTCTGTATACTGCTGCCCGTGGCAATGAGAATGACCCAAGACTTACTTATGTCACGACGAAGAAGTGTGCGACTTATCGGCTTGAAAATGTATCTGAACATGTCAAGAGTTTGGAGCGAATCGGTCTTGCGATCCAACGGTTTCTATCGATAAGCGAAGACCCTATGGAACTGGCGCAGCATGTCATTCCAGAGGTCGATCATTTTTACTTTAAAGACGCAATGGTGCGTCAGTCTGTGTTTGAAGTTTGGGGGATATGATGAGCAGTGCAATTCCAGCATGTCAGTTTGGTTATCTCTCTCTACGCGAGATAATGGATAATAGAGACGTTCTTATCAAAGCAAATAAAATTAATGCAATATGTGAGCCTCTTGACGGGATGCCAGAGGAAGTTGGTTGTGTAGTATATACGAGTATTGATGAGGTGTTTTACTTCAGTGAAACAATAGATCAGGTTTTACAAAAGTTAGAAAGCATTCATCCGTCTTTACGCTGAATGTAGGAAGGGATTCCCCATAATGGGGAGAGGTAAGTGCTAGACCAGATTAGCACATCAAGGAGTAGTAATATGTCTTTCAATGGCTTTTTTGATAGTGTTGGTGAAGGTGTAACCTTTCTGCCAATCGTTAAGTATGATGCGCGCTCAGGCCGTATCACGAGACGCGACCGTGAAAACGGTGAAAGCAATGACGTTGATATTACGCGCAGCTTCAAAGCTATTATGGACTTCGAGAATGTTGAGATTGGCTGGTCTGATTTCACTAACGGTCCTCCTGATTTCCGTCTCGTGCGCTTCGCTGACGGCGGCTCCATCCCAAAACCATCAGAGGGGAACTTCAAACGCTGTGTGCGCTTTGTTGTTAAACTTTCCAAGGAGTGCGGCGGGGACGTTCGCGAGTTCGCCTCAAACGCAGGTGCCTGCCTCGACGGCATCAAGAAGCTCAAGGACGAATACGATGCAGGCGTTAAGTCTAATCCCGGCAAACTGCCAGTAGTATCACTATCTGATACAATTGCTAAGACTTCAAGCGGAGGGGCTTTGAAGACAACGAACTACGTTCCTGTATTCGAGATTACGGGCTGGGTAAAGCGTCCCGATGATCTGGTCTATCAGTCGCGTAGTTCGTCTGCCCCTTCTGCAGCACCTTCAGCGCCGCCAGCAACGGGCTCTACAAAGGTATCTGCTCCAGCTGGTGGAGATGATGATTTTGGTTGATCTAAATTAGATGGGCGCTAAAGCCCTCTAATACGGGGTGTGGTGTTACCTGCAAAGCCGCACCACACCTCGATTACACAAGGAACGGACATGAGGTTTTTAGTAACGATGAATATGCCAAGCTTTAATGGCAATCTTGTTCATCAAGTAAATGTAGAACATCCATCAAATAGTTTAGAAGAGTTTGTCGATACTTTAACGACAAATGACTTCGTTGTTGTTGAGGAGTTCTACAGAGAATCTCAAACTGGAACTGAAGTAAGCCGCGGGTTGCTTGCTTTAAACTATCGCTTTGTTGGTAAAATTAAAGTGATGAACGGTGACTCTTATCTAGCAAACAGAGGAAATAGATAATGAAATATACAGAGATATTGACATCATCTGCTGCTGCAATTTCAGATCGTAGCAATAAATACGGAACGCCAGACGAGTGCTTCAAGGCTATTGCCGAGATTACCGGCGCTCTTCTTGGTCGTGAAGTGACAGAGTATGAAGTCGCTGCATTCCAGCTCGGGACAAAGCTTGGCCGTCATCGTATGAATAAAGACTATTCAGACAACTATGTTGATGGCGCAAGCTACATAGGATTTTTGGGTCACTTTGCTATGAAGGAAGGAAAGAGCGAAGGCCCATCATTTACCATCCCGTCGTCAAATATTGAGTCTCTACGCTCAAAGAGAAAAACATTTACACCTCCTACAGGGACAGTAAATCTAGACGCTCTTGAAGATGAGATCATCTCGTCATTGTAATTAATAATTGGTGTGGGACATGTCTGAAGATAAGTTTTTTAAATATGTCCCGCACCATCAACAGAAGCTATGGGGAGAACTAGGTTGGACTTTCCATTGCGACTTAGGGCCACCTCATGCCGCATACAGTAGTCTTTACATTTGGTCTGGCGATGGTGATCCTGTTACTCCTAATGTAGAAATAAAAATAGTGAAGGATAAAACAAATGAACAATGAACCAGATTACCAAACAGGCGTAACAGACGAGCGCGCACGTTGCGTTGTTATTTGTGAGTTCTGGAAGCGCCCATCTTACATTGCCACGCATTATGGTCCTATTGAGGGGAACGCTATGGCTGTCCTTCAAAAGGTTGTTTCTGGTATTGAAGCCGACATACGCAGCGGCAATCAGCCTAACGGCTGATAATTTATTTTTATTGATATGGAGATAAGCATGAGGTCGGCTGGCATATACGCCGTTGCGGCTCAAAGATATGGCTCTAAGGATGGATTGGATGACTTTCCAACTCCTCCTTGGGCAACACGCGCATTGATCGAATATGTGATCGGAAAAGATCGCGTAAGAGATCAGAATGTATGGGAGCCAGCCGCCAATCGTGGGTTTATGGCTAGGCCATTGCAAGAGTATTTTAAGACCGTTGCTGAATCTGACATCAACGATTACACGGGCGAAGGCAATGTCTGCGACTTTCTCAACGCCAATAGTATGGATGGAATATTTAACTGGGTAATAACGAACCCGCCATTTAATAAGGCGCAGCAGTTCATAGAGAAGGCCCAGACAATAGCAACGGACGGCGTGGCTATGCTTGTCAGGACGTCGTTCCTAGAAGGATGTATGAGATACAATACTTTGTATATGCACAACCCTCCAGACATTGTTGCGCAGTTTGCTGGCCGTGTGCCTATGGTCAAGGGCCGTATGGATAAACATGCCTCAACGGCCACCAGCTATGCGTGGCTTGTTTGGTATATCGACAATTTGCACGACCTAGAAAAGGTAACTGTATTGAGATGGATACCGCCGTGCCGCAAGGAGCTTGAGAGACATGAAGATTATGCATGACACACAGTCTCGCAGGTTTAAAGATCCTGCTGATTTGACTGATTACGAAAAGACCCTTCTGGATTTAAGAAGGCAGGGGCTTAGTCATAAGAAAATAGCTCAGAATTATAACGCAAGTGAAAATACAATCTCAAATAAGTTCACTGTAATTAATCAAAAGTTGAGACTTTTGGAGATGGAAAAATGACGATCTTTGTTCCTGCTTATTGGCCGCTATTCAAGACGCATGAGCTACGTCGTTTTGATTATACAGCTCCTAACGCACCCAACTTCACATCCGTCTTTTCATACGACGTCGGCTCAGATTCGATGTTGTATAACAACTATGACGCCAATCTTACTTGGTTAAATCGTTGGTATTACCAATACCGCACTGGGTTTGGAATTGCGGAATACAGAGATGATTATCCCGGTGGGAAGAAAGTTGTAATGTCGCCCCCTATTGGATGGGGAGAGTTTACAGAAATTGGCGGCACTTATGAGAACAAGCCAAAGTTTGATTTCTTTAAATGTTCGCCGCCGGCAATGGGATCAGGTGAACAGATTGTTGCGTTTGAAGACCGACTAGCTGTTATGGGAGTAAACGGCGTCTATTACAACGACGTCATTATATTTAGTTATTTGCAGTCTTGGGGAGGCAATCCGGCAACGGGTGCTCGCTACTGGATGGCGATTGGAATAGGTCCAGTTGCAACTCAGTTTCTCACACAAGATGCTAATGATCCAACAAAGATAACTGAATCTGTTCGATGGGATGCACATATAACCAGAGTTAATGCGTGATGGCACGCCCACTTTATGAGAGCTCTGATGACCGTATTCGAGAGCTTTCGGCAATAAATCGTCTTCTTAGTGGGACAGAGAAGACAGTAAGAAAGCTACCAATAAGATACGGCGTAGACTTTGCCATTATAAAGGATGGAGAGATAACGGCGTGGGTAGAGGTTAAGTGTAGATTTAATGATAGCGACAAATACCCAACCTTAATGATTAGTGCCGCCAAGATATGGCAGGGCGTTTATACGTCAATCAACACAGGCAAGCCTTTCTTTGTTGTTGCGGAATGGACGGACAAAATAGGATTTACAAAAATAGAGACAGTAGAAGGATTAAGTCTCGGCTTTGGCGGAAGGACAGATAGGAATGATTCTCAGGACGTAGAGCCTGTTTATTTTATTCCAATCAAAATATTCACGATGAAGGAGATTAAAAATGAAAATTGACGCAATATTATGCATTGGAATTTTAACTATGTGGGCCTTGGCCGTTATGTCGGCAAATGCATCAGTCGTGGAATCAAAGTCATTAATTGTTTCTTATGAGACAAGACAATGAGCAAAGACGACACACCAAAAGACACGACAAAAGTTGAATACTCTGAAGAAGAGCAAAAAGACCCTATTGCTGGTCTGGCCAAGGAGCTAAAGAAATTAAAGAAAAAGTTTAAGAAATTGAGACGTTCTGTGAGGGCATCAAAATGAATCCGTTTAAAATAATAAACTTTTTCCCTCTTAGGAAAAAGCAAACTGAAGATCTTAGCAAAAACCATGAATATAAGGATTTAGATACTGGGCGTGAATTTAGGCGTAAAATTTTGCATGAAGTAAAAGTGACGCCTCGTAGTTTTTATCGACCAAAACACGGTTGGAAAAGAATAGTTTATTATTTAGGAATCGGTAAATTTTCATTGCATCATGAGAATTTATTGCTTCTTGATCGTATTAAAAGAACTGAAGAAGAATGCCAAAAGACTGGCGCACATGCTCTAAAATTATATGGTGAAAATATTCGATTAGAAGAAGAAGTAAATACTTATAGAAAATACAATGAAAATCCAAAATTGTTTGAGAAATCATTAGAAAAGCATCAGTTTGAAATGGATAGGCTTAATAAAAAAGTATCAAAGTTGGAAAGAGAAAAAGAGGCTTTGACACATAGTCTTAAAAAAATACAAGAAGATTGGGAAAAGTGTTTTAACGTGACAAATTTTGGTGACAAATGACCGACAAAAAAACATACCCTGAGCTCGTTGAGCTTATATCAAAGCTGCAATTTGAAAGCAGATATGATGACGCCAAGATATGCGTAAAGGCGCTGTATGATTTAGATAGAAAAGATAAACGCATTGCTGAACTAGAACATCAAATGAAATTCGAGTGTGACACTTTTCTATGGAAACGCAAACAAATGTCGAGACGTATTGCGTTCTTAGAATATTGGATGGAAAGGCTGTTTAAATACGGCAGTTCGCCGGAAGCAAGACGCAATGAACTGACAATGGCAACAGAGATACCCGACTATTTGATTAGAGAGGGAGAGGATATTTTGCAGCATCTTGAGGAAAGATCATATTTGGAGAAAGTTGATGGGATTTTTTGACAGTTTTCCAATAACAGAACATGACTTGTTAGCGAGTGGCCGACACCTCAATCTGATTGGGCAAGTCAATATGCTTCATCAGCATAACTACGAATTACAGGCTAAATTGGAATTGGCTAACTCCCGTATTGCTGAACTAGAGGCAGCGCTTAAGCCGTTTGCTGATAAGGCAACAGCTTGCGAACAAAGATACTCTGACTTCGTCCCAGAGGATGACCGCACGTTTGCTTTTACGCTTGGCGACCTACGCCAAGCTCGTAAGGTATTGGGAGAGGAGGAATGACAGATTACTCCGACCTTGTGAAGCGATTGCGCGGCAAAAAGTTAAACTGCACTTGTGCCGCTACATCAGCCAGCGAATGCTGTTGCAATACAGATTGGCCTGAGAGTTCTTGTAATGAAGCCGCCGACGCTATTGAGCTTTTACAGCGCGAACTAAAGTGTGCGACTGAACTATGGGAGCAGCAAAAGGAACTGGCTTTGGAATATTTGGCTGACATAGAAAAAGCTAATGAGCGGATTGAGGAATTGAAAGAACTATTAATGATAGCGAATAATGATTTCTTCAATATTGAAGCGACCACATTTGACATGAAATCTCGCATTGCTGAACTAGAGGCAGCGTTAAAGCCGTTTGCTGAGGTGGCCGATGAATACGAACTTATTCTTGGTGTTCAAGATAATGATCAAATATTTGTGCCTCTCGCTGCCTGTCGCCGAGCCCGTAAGGTATTGGGAGAGAAGGAATGAGTGACCGCCGCCCAACGGACAACCATCGATGTATTTGTTGTCGATGCAGATACACATCTGGGTTTGTGGCCACAATTCGCAATAGGTGCGCAAATTCCGTTAGGAGAGGGTAATGTCTGACAACCTTAACCTTGTGAAGCGTCAGCGCGAAATATCACAAGCCTCACACAAAGTGCGTGATAGTATTTACTATCCAGTAAATGGAGCCGCCGACGCATTAAAGGCGAAGGACGCGGAAATAGATTATTGGAAAAACCGCACCCGCGAGGCACTCGAAACAATAAAGGACAATGTCGCCCGCATCGCTGAACTAGAGGCAGCGTTAAAGCCGTTCGCGCTAGGAGAGACAGCAATAGAAGCCGGACATAATGCTGCATCAGACGACTATCCTTTGATGCAAGTTGTATCATGTGGCGACCTACGCCAAGCCCGTAAGGTATTAGAAAATGCCTGACATCTCGATGTGTGCTGTGACCGATTGCCCAAAGTCGAACGAATGTTACCGACACAAAGATAGTGGCACGAAACCCTGCGAATATTGGCAATCATATTTCATCTGGCCTGATGATTACAAAGGCCCGTGTGAAAATTTTTGGCAGATTTTACCGAACGGTAAATATAGTAGTTTCCGCATGAAAAAAGGTAAAAATTTTACTGAGCAGTAAATATTACAAAACCCGCATAAATAAGAATTATGTCGCATTTCACATAAGTCTAAATATGGCTCACGAAGCCTGCTTATGAGCCAAATATGACGCACGAAGCTTACAAAGCATAAAAAATACATAGTCAGACTATGACTTTATCGGCGTAACCTCGTCAGCCGTCGGGATCGTCTTAAACGACCGCCTAACAGCCTTAAGCATCATGATGGCTTCCTTCTGCGCCTCTTCGTTCTTAATGTGGTCGACGAGCGCCAGCAGTTTGGTAAAGCTAACGACCCTTGCCGCCACGGCGTCTAAGGGGAAGTCATCTAGGTCTGATGTTTCAATCTCTGGGATGTCGTCGTCGTCATATTCGCTCATAGCAGCCTTCCAAGTTCTCTCATGTAGTCCATTTGATCTTTGGCGGATTTACTTAGGTTGCATTTCTTGCATAGCAGCTGAAGGTTTCTGGGCCAGTTTGAGCCTCCCTTGCTGATTGGCTCGATGTGGTCGACATGCATGTCAGACAAATCCTTCTTCTTCGAGCATATCCCGCACCTGCCCCTCTGCATATCGAATATTCTAAGTATGTCCTCTGACTTAAAATCACCCTCCGCCTTGGCCTCCGCGGCGCGGCGGTTTTGCTTATACATCTTGCGCTTATGCTTGTTCTTTTTCTCCCAGCCCTCAGCGTATTTCTTTTTGCGTTCTGGGTTCTCCTCACGCCACTTCTTGGCTTTCTTCAAATAATATTCTCGGTTTTCCTTATAACTCTCTCTAGCCTTTGAATTTAACTTTTCCTTGTTCCTTGGATAGGCATTATTCCTATTTAGCTTTCGGCACTCGACACACTCACGGTTTGCTACCCGTCTCTCTGCAAGGTGTCCCCTAGAGCAACAGTTGCCCTCGAAGTATCTCTTTAATCCCCGTTCCTTGGCCTCCTTCCTCGTGATTAGGGGGCCTTGGTGGGGGTCGCTCACGGCTTCTTACGACGCCTATTGACCGTGATAGGAGCGGGCTTTAAATCCCGTTTCATGCCACCAGTTAAAAATAATGGTAGATATCCGCCCAGAAATAGGCTTATAAAGCAAATGGTCAGATCGAACGCTACAACCATAGCGGCCTCCTGTGTTTGGCCAGCCTAGTATGATACGCCAATATTGATATAAGACAACCTTGATGGAGATTGATATGGAAGAGCAATACGTTAGCCGATTCATTAAAATAACCAATGAAATGAAAGCTCGCATAATTGAGCTCTGGCAACAAAATAAGACAGGCTCTGAAATAGGAGAAGAGCTTGGCATAACCAGAAATTCCGTAATTGGCGCTGTTTACAGAATGCGCCGACAAGGCCATATACTAAGTTCTCATGAAGAAAATAAGAAAAATGTTAATAGAAAAGAAAAAAAAGCCCAAGAAAAACAAAAGGTTTTGAAAGAAAAGCAGCAGCGTATGTTGGATGCTAAAAAGCCTAGCAAAGAAAACATACCAATGTCTGATCTCAAATATTATTCATGTCGATATATCGTGGAGGAAGGCAATTACGAGACAACTAAATACTGCGGCAAGAGAGCAGACAAGTGCTCATACTGCAAGGAGCACTACAAGATTTGCTACTATCCTGCGCGAACGACATTAGAGAAATTAGTAAAGGCTTGAATATGAGATTTCGTAAGCAATACGGCCAAGCTTGAAAGCGTAAATACAGATGGAGGCGATAAGAAACGCCTTCATCATTAATATTATAAAGTTAAAGTGGTCTGGGTGCATCATGACCAAGATATAACTATTCTTCCGGCTCCGCCTTGAGCTCCAGTCGCACCATTTCCGGCTCCAACGCAATAACCATAATATAAGACAGCATTTGGACCGCCACCTCCGCCGGCACCCCCCGGTCCAACAGAAGCATAAATAGTATTACCAGATGTAGGTCCAGAGCCTCCTTGAAGAGGATTAGTAAATGATTGCGTATAAACAGGACCATATGAGCCTACAGCTTGATTACCACTACCTCCAGATCCCCATCCAGAAGTAACATAACCACCAAAGCTTGTTGTAACGCCACTAACATATCCATCATGAGATGCTGTAGGAGTATTTCCTGTGCAGCCGTTGATGCCGTATTGGCCAGCCTGCCCTCCCTGATCTCCATAGGTTGTAATTGTAATTGTATTATAAACAGGGACAACATAATTCTGACTGCTATATAATGTAACGCCACCACCTGTGATTTTATAGGTTCCGTAAAAGCTATTCATATCAAGATAATTACCCGGAAGCGGAAACCTATATTCTACGCCGCCTTTACCGTAATAGACACCAAGATACGACGCCATATCATTGCCGTATCCAAACTCACTATTAATGGAGTTGCCGCCGCCAGCAGATCCTAATACTAATGCGCCGCTAGATGGTAGCGTCATTATTTATTCTCCAGTCTCTCGACTTTCTCTGATAGCTCTTTAACGGCGTTAATTAAAACGCCAACAAGATTTTGATATGCAACGCTGTAATACCCACTGTCTTGGTGTTCAATTACAACTTCAGGAACAATTGGCTTAACTTCCTGAGCAATAACGCCGACATATTTTTCTCCATCTTTATCTTCAAAGCGAACACCACGCAGCTGCTTAACAAGCTCAAGAGCATTATCAATATTTGATATATTGCTCTTTAGACGCTCGTCAGAGAACGCCGTGATGTTGCCAGTGGCGTATATTGTTCCAGCAACATAAAGCTGACCACTACCAGCATTAAAATACATTGCGCTACCATTAACATTTAATCCGCCAGTAACAGTTAGATTGCCGCTAACTGTTCCGCCAGTGACATTAAACTTTTGAGAAACAGCCTCAAAACAATCAACGCCATTGCTATACACAATTGTCGAGTAACCTTGCTGGATCTGAACAAGATTAGATCCGGTTGTCGTTCTCATATTGAGAGTAAAGCTGGAGCTTGATGGACTGTTGGTTGTATTATTCGTAACTATCCAAAATCCGCCATAGGAAGGAGGAACTGTAACAGTAGCATTTGCTGTTAATGTTCCCGTTAAATTAATACGCATGTTCTGGATGTCTGTGCTGCCAACGGTATAAACATTGGAAACATTTGACGGCTGAATAGTAGAACCAAAGCACTGGTCAATAATCGTGAAGTCATTATTAAGCGGCGTGTTCCAGTTCTGATCGTTATAATCAGGACGGTTAAGCTGCTTATTTGTTGTCGGGTTATTGGCCATCTTATCCTCTTAAATGTGATCGTTTGCTATTTTGAGTGCGTGAACAACATGCTCATCAGGTGCGCCTAGTATCTTTTCAGTTTTCTGCTGATTGCGTTTTTTCGCAGCCTCTACGGCGCCCAATAGCCCTTGGACTGTAAAGCCACGGCTCACCTTGCCACCTGTGGCGCGTGTTGGTCGGTTATCGTATTCAAGACCAAATTGTCCTTCTCTTGCCGCAGCCTCTGCGGCATATCTGGAAGTCCTAGCCGTGAGGCCGGTTATGCCCCTAATAAATGACCTGTCGTTTCCTTGAGCGAGCGCCCTAAAGTCTCTTGCTGCAGCTGGGTCAGTTAAAAGACGGGAAAGTTCTTCCGTATTACGACCGACGGAAATATCATCAAGCCACTTACCGAAAGAAGAAAATATTTTTGCCTTGTCTGCGGGTATGCCAGACTTTAGTCTTTCGATAAGAGGCGTATTAAATGCCGTCTTAGACCCTATCGCTTGCCTTCTACCAGTAGCTTCAAGAATATCTAAAAGTCTCTCAACGCCCGGAAGGATTTGTGGTCCATTGGGAAGGGAATTAATTGCGGTTAATAGATTTGCTCTCTGCTGTGGGTTCCCAGCAATAACAGAAGCAAACTTCGCCCCACCCCACTGTGATGCTCCTGCTTGAGTTGCTTGCGTGGCCTCATTAAAAGTTCTTTCTAAGTGAGACCTAATTAGGTCACGCGCAACATTTGGCTCTTGTCCCTCAAGCGCCTGTATTGTTCTAGAGAGAGATTCTTCACTGCCCGGAAGGGGATTTGTTGGAAACAATGCACCCTGCGCCTCTTCCGTCGTGATGCCTTCCTTTGCAATCTTGCCGGCGGGGCCGGCTTCTAGTGGCTCAACAATGTCTCTCGTCGCCTCTTGATGCGCACGACGCGCAAGGCGAAGGTTGACGCTTCTTTGAACAGCTGCTTCATTCAGTTCATCCATAAGGCTGTTTATTTTTGATGACGTCTCCTTATCAATTGCCCTTTCAGCAAATGCTGGGAGTTCACTTCTGTCTCTAAATTCCTTACGGATTCTGTCTAAAGATTCAATGTCTGTGACATATCTTTCTGGGGTTGGGGGTATTGCAGCAGTTCGATCGTATCTAATAATATTTCCAGTCCGAGGATCTACAACAGGTATGCGCGTCGATGGCGTTCCAGCTCTCGCTGGAGTGGCGACGAGCCTTCTTCTTAGTTCATTTAATGGCCCGTGTGTCGCGCCAGTCGGGTCGCTCGTAACGAGTTGGTCCAATCTATTTATTGCATTGGAAACGTCTTCGTGCGCGACATTTTGTTCTGCAGCCTGACGGTAAAATGGTCCCGTCCTTTCTGAACGGGCCGCGTGTGCCCCAACTATCTCTCCCCTTGCCGCTTCACCAGCACGCGGACCTATAAGTTCAGGGCGCTCCAACTCAGGAGCAACATTTTCAAATTCACGCCTCGCGGCGGTTTCAACTTGTCCAGCTCTAGGAGCAAAAAATTGACGGAGCTCTCCTTGCCCCTCAAGGACGCGCAAAATGTCTGTAAGGGATGTCGCGCCCTGTGTAACTGAATCTAATGCCTCCGCCCTTGTTATATCAATGCCTCTTTCTCTGGCCTCATTAAAAAGTCTTTCTGCATGATTTATCTGTTCAGGGGTAGCGCCTTCAGTGGCGCGAGTAACCATAGCGCGAGCGCCACGAGGCCCGGTTAAATAATCGGGAAGGCCTGATGCCCCACCACCAATGAGAGCCCCAGCAACACGCGCATAAGGCTCTGCTGCAGTTCCCTTTGTTGCCTGTCCGGCAGCTTCTGATGTTACGCCCGTAATAATAGGGCGGACTACGCCACCACCCCCGGGGGTAAATTCACCTATCGTTTGCGCATATTCACCAAGAGTTGATTCTGGCTTTTGTTTTAATGCCGGGATGTCGGTTACTTCTTCAACAGTAGGGATCATTATTGGATGTTCTGGCTTTGGCAAATATCCCTTTTCCGCTAAATGTAATAATCCACGCTGTGCTACAGCAGGCAGATTTGCTAAACCGGCAACGCCTTTTGCCATGCCCGCGCCAAATGAAGAAATAGGTTCAACAATGTCGCTAAGTTCACCTCCCTTAGAAGGTTCTCCAAACGCCGCATGTAATTCTTCTAAGGTTGGCTGTCCCTTAGATAGTTCAGTGGCTTCTTTTTTAGGCGCCCCAAAGACAGCTTCGAGCTCTTCAAGCGAGGGCTGGTTATCCATTATTTTCTACCCTTTTTCAGCAATTCATACTGAGCCCGAAGTTCGTCTTCAGAATATTGAGGATATTTTTCTTTCAAAGCCTTTAATGTTGCATCAGAGCTTGGTCTAGCTTCGCTCTTTGGAGGCAAATCTTTTTCTGAGAACATTGGATGTTCTTTTGCCCACTTGTCTAAAGCAACACTGAATTTCTTATCAACATTTCCATATTCCGATTGGAATTGTGCGACCTCTTGTTTTCTTTTTTGCAACCTAATTGCAAGATCAATAATCTTTCTATTACCCTCTTTAGAAGTCCCCATATTTGCCTGAACTTGTCTAAGAAAATTGACGTCGGCATTAGATATTCCAGCGCCAAGACTGCCGTTGGTGGCATCTGTAACCATTTTATTAGCCATAGACCTAAAGAACTCTGTATTTGAAACGCCTTCTTTGAGTCCCGGATATCCCAAGGCATCAAGCGTTTGCTTGACTTGCAAGAACCTTTCTCCAAGAGGACCAGTGTAGACGCCTTTGTCATCAAGGAGGCTATTAGTTAGTTCTAATCTATCAATTGCAGGTTGAGCGGCTCTAACGTCGTCGGCAATGCTTTGCTCAATTGCTTGATACTGTTTAGCTCTAAGTTCTGCGCCAGCCTTCAATTCTAAATTCTCAGGAGATTGCATCCTTAAATTTTCAGCTCTTGCGTCTGAAGCATTTGCCTTCGACAAGAAATCTCTTTGTTCTTCTTGGGTCGTTGCGGCTCTTGCCATTTGTCTATATTGTTCTGCCTCAGCTTCTGCCCTCTCAGCAAGCCGAATAGATTCAGTCTTCTGTTCCTTTGATTGAGGAGGTTGTGCAGATGGAGCTGTGTCTTTTGGTGTCGTAGTTGTTGGCTCCTCTGGATAAGAGGGCTTTCTACCTGCCAATATATCAGCAGTATTTTTTATGCTTTTTTGTTTTTGCGCAAATTCGCTTTGCTTGAGTAGAGCATTTAATTCTTCGACATTTACCCCTCTTTCTTGAAGGGACATTTTTGATTTCTCTATTTCTCTAGCAAGCTGGTCTTTGCGCATATCCATATAAGACTTAGCGCCACCAGCAAGCCCCTGACCAAGGCCAGAAGCAATGGCCGCGCCGGGTGACGTTGTCTTAGCGCCGACCATACCAGAAATTGCAGAACCAAGACCCATTAGAGCTGGGACGACGTGCTCTTCTTTAAATATTCCGCCCAACCCCTCTTCTTCTGGCGCAGCCTTTTCGGATTGGTCCAGACCTAAATAGCTACGTCGCGGATCGCCTAAAGGTATTTCCGACCGGCTTGAGAGAAGAGCCTTCTCAGCACCAGCAAGTCCACCGCCAGCAGTGTCGCCGCCCTCTAGTGCGCGGTTTCTGTTTTCCCAAGCCTTTGCGTATTTTCCGTATTTTTCGGGGTTGCGCTCAACAAGACTATTTAAAAAGTCACGCCGCGCCGACATAAACTTTTCAGGGTCATTTTCAGACTGAGCAAGCAATTGTTTGGCTCTACCCGGACCAGCCATGACTGCAGTGTCGTAGGCCATTTCTCTAATTTCAGGCGGCAAGTTAGATGCATTAATTCCCTGCCAATATTCTTTGCGATAAATGTCTTTTGTCTGTTCAGGGGTTAATTTAGTTACGTCAATATTGGGGTGAGCTGCTTGGCTAATGCCGCGCATTGAAGGCAGGCCAGTCGTGTCGCGCGGATTTAATCCACCCTCAAACTTTAATGTGCGCTCAACTGCAGGCTCAAAGCCGTCGTCTTCTTCAGATACTGGAACAGAAGAACCATTTTCGCCATTGTAGCCGTGACGAGGAACAGCGCCGCCTCGTTCAAATCCAAAAGGAAGAAAGGCTAAAGCAGCACTTCCAATATCACCAAGTGCTGATCCAATACCAGAAAGGCCGGACCCAATTTGAGCGCCTAATCCTGCCCCATATGTCGGGACAGCTAAAGAGCCCGCTCCGCCAGTTACTGTTGCGGGACCAAACAAACTATCAGCCGCAGCGCCTAGCCCGCCGTAAGCACTTTTTCCCATACCATATATATCTGAACCAAGACCAAGGGCATCTTTGCCAGCCTTGATGATATCAGACAGACTTGCCTGTTGTTTGCCTTGACCAACACTACCAAGTTTGGCTTCAAGGGGCTTACCCGTTTGAATTTGACTTGCAGGTATGTCTTCAGGTGTCGGAGCGTTTTGATACATTGCCTCTTGTGAGTCCAATGCGCTTGCGAGGTCGTGGTCGTCACCATAGGAAACGTCACCAATGGGGACGCCGCCCTTAGTGGCGTATCCCTGCGGGACCACACCACCCTTGTAGTAGTCACCGCCGCCCCTTACTGCGCCACCCATGCGTGACTTGGCAGCGCCACCACGGGCGAGAAGCATACCAAATGGGTTAGACGCCTGCGCCTGATATGTCTGAGTGCCAGTAAGGGGTCCAAGTGATCCAGCAAGTCCGCCAAGAAACTGCGCCTGCATGTATGGCCACATTTGCTGCTGCTGAAACTGATTGTAGAGAGCGTTAATTCCCGCCTGCTGCGTCTGCTGGCCAAGTGTTCCCGCGCCAAGGGAAGCCTGTTGTGCGGCCAATCCTGCTTGAGACAGGCCCTGTCCAGCTGCTAACTGGCGCTGAAGATCTGTTTGAGCTGCGCCTAGAGCTTGACCATATCCCGTCTGATATAGGGGGCTAAGGGCCTGACCCATAGCAAGCTCTTGCTGACCCTGAAGGGTTGCGCGTTGCAAACCAGCACGCTCGCCGCCAAATGCGCCGCCGCTAATAGCATCGGCCTGTTGCTGCGCAAGCTGTTGCCCTTGCTGCTGCTGTAGCGCCTGCTGAACGGGAGAGACAACCTGCTGCATAAATGGGTTCATATATGCGCCGGCCATTTGAGCGGCGTTGCCCAATCCTGATGCAGCCTGCAATCCAGCGCCCATTTCAGCAAACGGCTGAGTTGCAGCGGCCTGTTGCTGTATACCCTGCTGCGCGGCCTGCTGTTGCGCATTTAGCTGGGCGACAAAGTCTTGTGGCGTCGTTCCGAATTGCTGGTAAGGATTACTGACGGCCTGCTGGCCAAGGTTCATAGCCTGATTATACCAGCCAAGGGCCTGCGGGGAGGCTTGTGTCGTTTGCTGCTGTGCGGGCGCTAAACCACCCCATCCGAGGGCCCCTGTTCCGCCGCCTGATTGTGAACCTTTGCCGCCGCACATTCAACTTCTCCAATTAACTTTGAGGCAACCCATCATTTGTATTCCAATTGCCAGTCGTCGCACCGTAAAGGAAGAAACAACCGGCCTCTGGACCAAACATTCGCCTATAAAGCCTCATTTTACCTTCTGTCCGACTGTGGGACATTATTCCTATAATGAGCGGCAATCCCAATTCATCTGCCGCCTTTTTGGAAAACTCGCATAGTTTTCTGGCCCGACCGCCTTTTGCACTACGGAACTTTTTATCGACGAAAACTACCCGTTCTTCCAAGATGTTATTATTATTATACCACTGTTGGCCAATCCTGAGTAGCACGAACCCCTCAAGTGGGTTACCGATATTGCCGATCACTCCGACAATGCCAAAGTGCTGGTGCAGTGACGGCCAAACCTCACTCAAAACCTTATGTATGTCAGGAGCAAATACGCCATTCTCCTTGGCTACATTAACGGCAAGGTCCATTATACCATCTAAATCCTCTGGCGTCCCAACCCTCACCTTTACGTCATCACTCATAGAAGTCCCCCTCAGTCCTTCTTTGGTCCCGGTAGTTTTTTCAATGTTTGAACGGTCTTTGCGCGATATTCTTTGACAAACTCATCTAAGAGTTTGTGGCCATTATCTAAACTATTGCCACTAGCGCGAACACCGATGCGAGCAACATTAAATGGAGAGATAACATATTCTCCACCAGCTGCTACGATCTCCACTGGCTTACCAACAGCGTCATCGTCATCAAGTAAAGAAACAGAAGGTTGGATTCCAAAAACATCATTAGCAATTTGGAAACCGGCCATTGTGTTGCCTTCGCCCATAGCTGAGATTATGTCGGCTGGTATGACATAAGCACCAGAAGGAACATTAATAGGCAAATGATCTGTGCGACCGGCCACATTACTATGTATAGGGCCAACATGAATTTTTTCATTCGTTTCTCCGCCTTCTGCACGCGACTGACGTGCAGTCTGGAGAGCCGCGGCTACCGCTTGTTGCCGGGGATGACCAGCGTGGACCATTTCTTCGATATTAGAAGAAATAGTTTTTTGTGATTTTCCCTTAGCGAGCGGCATGACTATCCTCAGCTTGTGTAATAATTAACGGTTACAACCTGACTGGCACCGGGAAGAACAGTTATACCTTTTTTGAAATAGCTTCCTATCGGCCAATTTCCGATAGTAGCAGGTATAGCAGCAACAATACGAGAGGAAGTAGAGTTTAATAAAGTTCCACCACTTACAAACGCTGACGACGTCGCATTTGCATAAGTAACAGTTGTATTTGTTATAGCCGTTACAGTTGCATTTGTTGTGTTATAACCGGCGGGATTCATACCAACGACAGTGATTAGATCTCCAATAGCAAATACACCATATCCGTTATATGTAAGGGTTGCCGCGGTTCCTGTTCCTGTAGCATTTGTTACTGTTGCAGATAATGAATCATAAATTGTTCCAGCCGAACCTGCAGTTGTAACATTAAGACTTACAAGCCTAGACGTTCCAGTAACAACAGTAGTTGCAGAAGATATTGAGGTTGATGTTTTATTTCCAATTGATGAAACGTATGCCGCATAAAGGCTATTAAGAGATTCAGACAAGTTGTTAATGGCTACAACACCATTTTTCTGTGTAGTGAGAATATCGTCTAAGGTAGCCATTAGAATTTTCCATCCTGCTCAAAACGATAACGCATAGCGCCTAGACGCCAGAAAGTATTTATTTCTGCAGGATCACTTTCAATTTTTATTGACATTAACCTGCCGCGGAACCTTGGCGTAATATATTCCGTATCAATTGAAATATTATACGGCCCATAAGTTCTTGGCGTGTCTCCGGGATAATCTGTTACATAGAATGTTAGATTGACGTGAGCTGTTTGAGCTCCGCCATATAATCCCCATTTCATGTCAGGCCAAACTTGGTCTACGAATACTTTATATTCACCATCAGCAATTACGAAATAACCAGTCTGGAAGCTGGAGTTCATAACATTACCATCAGCATTTTGACCGATTTCGTGCTGATAAATGTAATATGTTCCCTGATCATCTATGCCAGCGCCAATAGGTGGACCAAGAACGGACTGATTTATCCAAGCTGTTCTGGATAGCGTTCCAAAATCCCATTGACGCATAACAACATTATATTTGACGTATGCATTAACCTCTCCACCATTGCTGATGGTTGGGTAAAACCACATGATTTCGCCAAACCGAGAATTAGGCGCAATACGGATTTTGTTTAAGTTGCTTGTATCTAAGTCTTGGAATATAACGTCCCATATTGGACAGGGAATTATTTCAACGCCATTAGATCCAAGCATAAAGAATTGGCTTTGACCCATCCAATATACAGCGCCATTCATTGATGCCGCTGCCTTTTGAGCAATAAGACCACACCCTGTTCCAAGCTCGTTGAACTGATAGACATATGGAGGACCAGAATACTGCATTGCCCATACGGCTAAGTCTGTCCATATCAAACCCTGCTGTGGGCCTTGAATACCACCAACAATTCTAGACCCGCGTGGAAGGCGATAAGAGCCTGCCTGATTAGTAATAAGAGCTATCCAAGAGGAATAGTTATTAACGTCAGACCACCTAACAAGAAGTGGATCTTGAATGCCCGTAAATGTGCTACCCCAAGCAATAATCTGACGCTGCGGCATTGCTACAAATATGCCGTCATTTACTGGAGGAGCTTGAGGTATAATTGATGAAAGGCTTGAGCCAGAGTTAGGACTCCACTCATATATGCCGCCACCAACTGGACAGGATATGAGATAAGATCCCCAGTTATCTAATGTCCAATCTGTTACGGTTAACGGAAGTCCTAACTGTGTATTGTTTGTAACCGTTCCTGCAACTGTCTGAGGCCCAGTTGTTGTATTGGCAAAACTTATCTGATTTGTTGCTGGAACAGCTGTTACTGTGTAAGTGCCGTTGTATCCAAGTGGCGTTACGCCTGAGACTGTAACTGTATCACCAACATTAAATAGGTTGGTAGAATTATAGGTTATTGTTGCAACAGTGGTAGTTCCAGTGGCTGCTGTTGTTGCAGAATATGGATTAGGAGGGACAACACCGTTGCCATATCCGCCAACACCATAACCACCAACGCCGTATCCTGTTCCTGTTGGTAGTGGGGCGGGAGATCGATAAATAATGATGTCAGAAAACCCGCCATTAGAAAGTGTTGTTGCATTAAAAAGGAAACACCCAGTTAATAAAGAAGATACCGGGGTTGTTGTTGTATTTGCATATTTAACAGTTGTTGATGTGGATGTAGATGAAACGTCTACAACGATAGCTCCAACAGTATTATTATATCCAGCAACGGGACAATTTGATATTGTTATTGTGTCCCCAATATTTACGCCATATCCTAATTGAAACGTAACAGATGCATATGTTCCATCTCCAGTAAATGATGATGGACTAACCTGTGTAGCTGTGCTGTTGGCTCCAATACTAAAATAATTAGTTGAATTAGTTCCAGCTTGATCGCTACCTAATCCAAGAACCGTATAATTTCCAGAAAGATAAACAGTTCCAGATTGAATAGGATCAATAATAGAAAAAGTATCCCCAACCTGATATCCGTGATTTGGTAAATACACATAAACTAATGCTTGAGTATTTGTAAAATAAAACACCGGCATTGCTCCCAATCCCGGCGTAGTTGAAACTGTTGACGTAGCAGGTTTTAAATTTCCAAGGACATCTGTAACGGTTATTTTAAATTGATTAATACTTACATATGTTGCCTGATAAAGCCCAAATATAACAATACCACCAACGCTCATCGGTGTTTTAAAATAGACAGAACTATAATTATTTAAATTTGAATTTGGAATAGTAACATAAACATCTGCAGAACCGGCATTAGTTTGTATGCCTGATGCATATGTTATTGTTCCTCCAGAGCCATTTGCAGTTCCAGAAGCAATAGTAAAGGATACTGTATTGTATGTTACTCCGGTTACAATTTGCGTGCCATTATAATTAGTTACAGAGTTGCCAGATATGTAAATATAATCACCTACTTTGAAATAATGGTATCCAGTAAATGTAACCGTTGCAGTGGTTCCTGAAGTAATTGCGCCATTGGGTGAAACAATAGAATAATAAAAAGGCGTATTGGAACTCGCTGCAGTTGTCGCAATTCCTGCAGTGAGCGCGCTGAATTGTGGTGTAATTACTTGTTTAGAGCCGTTATATATCACTGAAAGGCCATTGCCGTTTATGGCGTTGCCTTCACATCCAAGAGCTAAATATGTTATGGCGTTAGTATCTTCCCACGCCCACATAGCTCTAACAATAGTTGTAATACTTGAATTAAAATACTTTACCCAACCGCCAAGCTTTTGAACAAGCCCAAGACCTTGCTTGTCTGGTATGAAACGAACGAGCTGCGTGTTTGATATCGCCGCCTCGTTAAGGGCAAGCGTTCTATTCTGATCGACCCCCGGCTGAAGCTTGAGCGTGCTATGCGGCATATTCAATCTCCCACGCTAAGTTTTTTAGCTCTTGTGGGAGCTTGTTGTTTTTGGAAATGTTTTCTTCAGCTTTAATCACGCGCAAATTCCAAGGAACATGAAGACCTGAAAAACCATCGCCTTGTAGTGGATGGATATGGTCAACGTGATGCTTAACGCCAGAAGTCTCTGTCATCATTTTAGATGCTGAATAAAACCATTGAATTTGCATTTTATGTATTTCATTTAACCATATAGGTGTGGCCTGAAGCTTTGATGCTCGGCGGTATGCTGAACGAGACATATACTGAATTTTATTATTTGTATAATGTTTCCTTTGTGCACGTCGGTTAACTTCCCTATTTTCTTTTTGATAATTTAAAACTTTTTTAATTACAAAATATTTATTGTTTTCATAATATTCTTTTCTTTTCTTTAAAATAATTTCTTTATCGCTATAATATTTGTCTCGATCTCTTTGTAAAATATATTCTTTGTTATTACTTCTATATCTTGCTCCGCGTATTTTAGACTTTTCTGGATTTTCAAAATGCCATTTACTAGATTTTTTTGAATCACATAATTTACAAATATTCATATGACCATCTTTTGAAGACGTTTTTTTAGAAAACCCTTCAATAGGTTTAATTTCTTCACACAATCGGCATTTTTTATCTTGCATAATATTAACCGCGAGTTGGTGTAGCAATTGGAGCCGGTCCTTGTGAAGACCACGCAGCGGCCTGAAATTTTTTACGTTCCTCTTCACTAAGAGCGGATTTCAATAACGCTTGATACTGTGTCTCATAGGTCACAGGCATTTGTGGATCATTGCCCATCGCGCTCGAGAAGTTACGCTGATATGCAGCAATGTAGATCATGCTTGCCATAATAAATAAATCTGGCAGGTAAAGACTGATAAAGGTCGTAAGGTTGGTCGCAGACATGCTGTCTGGGCGATATGTGCCAATAATCTCAACTGTATAACTTTGATCTGGATATGGTCCAACTATGAAGTGATAATCGTCAAATGGACAAAAATATTTAGGAAGACCGGGGTAAAGATAGCTACCGTAAACCGCATCCAGAAACTCCTTGGTTGTTGGTAGGAGTGGGTTTCTGGTTGCAGCATCTGGATTTGTCACGCCAACCGGCGTCAATACGTTAATTTGCTCAGGAACAACAAATGTCCCGGCAGGGACAATAATGTCACGAGTTCCAACAGTTAAAGAATATGCCGTTGTTGCAATAGATGTGAAAAGAAAGTCTACGTCGCGGTAGATCCTGTTTTCAGCAAATGTAATCATTTGTGGAAGAATATTAATAAAATTAGGGTCCGTTACGTCAACAACAGCCATCGTAGATATCTGTGTGAGATAGCTTGTCGTCCCAGATACTGTTCCGTCGTAACTAAGGCCTGTCGTCATTTCTTAATCCACCCACACTTTAGAGCCACGCCTACCGCATTGTGCTCGCGTATCTGGGCCCTAGTGG